TCAGGAATATTTCATAAATCGGCTGGCATAAATCAGCCGCTAACCAGGTTCTTTTCATTCGAAACGCCTTCCAGGCTTCCAGAAGTGCCGCCCTGGAAGCGGAATAGCTGGAAGTAAAGGATTTCGTCAGAAGTTCAACCGGAATTTCAAGCGCGGCCCCGACATACTTCGCAAGTGCTGTCACGAAGGCGTCGAAATTCGTTGATGGTCGTTTCGCGTCCGCAATCTCGACCTTTTCGCCCGGATTTAAGACGTTCACCATGCCAGGGCCTAGTTCATAGCTTGTCGGATCACTGGAAACACTGTCTTCGTCATCCACAACGCCGCCGAACCCGATGTCCGACGTCCCGTTCTCCGATGTAATGAAGACGGTAAAAAATCCATTGATAACGGCCGCCATCATTTCGGCTTCACTGTACCGTGTCAACTGCTTCAACGCTTCGATAACCGGCGCCAGATACGGGACGCCGCGGTACTGTTCCGCGCGTTCCGTCTCGTAAATCATAAGCACGTTCGGGGATCCGGTCTTATCTCCGAAGGCTTTTACCCTTGTCCATTTCTTTTCCGCCCGAAGTGTGCTGTTCGGGTAGGTGCTACAAATGTGATAGGCGACGATTTTCCCGGAATCATCCACTTCCACGCCGTTATAAATCCGGTTGTGAGTGTTTGGATCCGTGGCGTGCAAATACACGCTGTTTCCGGTCTGGTGCGGCGTGCTTATACGATCCGCTTCGATCAGGTGAATTCGTAGGCCATACGGGTAAAATTTATAGGGCTTGTCGTACTCTAAAAGGACACAAGCGTCGCCATTCATCAGCCAGGACATACACGCGACCTGTTGGATCTCGTAGAAATTGTTTACCCTGGTAGAATCACAAAACTTTGAGTCCGCCCACAAGGCGAATTCGCGTTCTGCGTCCTTCTGCCAGCGCTCTTTTTCCTGGCGGCTCATTCCCAGATAGTCGCCGTCGATCGTGCTTTTTAACTGCAAGCCCTGGCCGACGATGTTTGTTCGGTTTGTCTTAATAGCCGACACCGCCAGGGGCGCGGACATATAAAGGCTTCGGGATCTCTGCCGCAAGGTTGGAAGGTTCTTGTCGATGTCTTCCTGTGGTGTCTTGCTGTTTGCCAGCCATCCACGCATAGAATTTTTATTTCTGGAAGCGCCCGACTCGTCATACCCGGAATTTTGAAAGGAACGGATCATTTGCAATTTGAACCGGTCTTGTGTCCGGCGGAGTGCCGCGGACGGGTTGACAATCTCGACCGCTTTATCGAAAATATTCAATTTTGCACCGCCTTTCTCAAATATCCCGTGGAATAAAACGACCGGCGAAATTCCTTCCGCCGGCTTCCAACTGTTCAACCTGTTTTTCTATGTCTTTGATCGTTGCCCGGATCGTGGATAAGTCCGCACGTTTCAGGCTTTTTGTTCCGATCACGTATTCCTGGTTTAATAAAACGGCTTCTTCTGCTTCATAGTACAGATTTAAGCGCTTTTTCAGTCTTTCCAGGCGTTCCTGTTTCACTCTACTTAACGCCATCTTATCAACCCCCTTTACAACTGGACGCCGCGGCTTGCGACGCCTGTTTTTTTGGTAGCCTTCTTTTTCGGCTGTTTTTTCATGTAGTTTATACCGGCCTTGATTTTTCCCTCCAGAACGTCCCAGTTCGGACGAAGGATTTCCGCGGCCGCGGTGGAATAGTTGCGAAGGTCTAACGGTTCGTTTCGGGTTCCCGATTTCTTCACCCACTTAATGACCGGGCGGCCGTCCTTGATGTGAACGACACGCTGTTCGCTGTTGATTCCCTTGATATAGGTTTCGTTATAGCCGCGGTCGGCGTTAATCGGAAAATGACAATAGCCCGGCCCTTCGTCAACCGTGTTTAATCTCGTCATAAGGATTTCTTTTCCACTGTCAACGCCCAGGATAAAGACCTTCACTTTATACTGGTTGTTTGTCGATACCTTGTGGATCAGTGGTATTCCAGGGCCGCCCATTCCTTTAATTCCATAAATGCGTTTGCCCTTGCGTTCCATCTTTTTCAGCCATTTATAACACTGTGTTGTGAAATGGCCGCCGGTATCAATGCAAGTACACGCCAGAAGAAGGGACGTTCCGCTTGCGAAGTACAATTCCCGGTCAAGGTATTCTTCCAGGTGATCCCAGGTTTCTTCTTTTTCCAGGTCGCCGAAGATCTTTTCATACCGGATCCCCCACGACTCATAGCCGCGGCCCCATCCGGTGATCTCCACTTCGAAACGGTCGTCCTGGACATCGACGCCGGCTGTCAGAAGAAGAACACCGTCCGGGATTTCCGCTTCGTAGCGTTCCCGGCGTGAAAGAAGGGAATCGTCGTCGGCGCTCTTGCCGCGTTCTTCCCAGGTTTCGCCCAGGCTGGTATTGATAAAGGTCTTCATTTTGTTTATGTCGCCGTTTTCCTTCAATTCTTTGTTCGCTTCCTGGAAATCGCGGATAATTTCTTCCCAATGTTTCCAGGGCGACGCTAATTCGTTCAGGTGGAACGATCTTTTCCGGCGGCGATCCGGGAATTTCGCAATATATTTTCCAGTCTGCTGTTTCCAGTCCATTTCGGAAATGTGTTCACCACAAAATGAACATTCCATTGTTGCGTCGGAAAAATGGATCCGCCCCCATTCGTAAGGCTGGAACCGGCCGCAACACGGGCAAGGAACGCACCATTCTTCCTGTGAACCGGAAAGAAATTCCTTTTCAATCTGACTTTCGCCCTTGATTGTAGGTGTCGAAACCTTGATTTTCTTTCGGTTCCAGAAGGTATTTGTTCGTTTTTCCGCTAATTTGATCGGATTTCCTTCACCGCCGGCGCTGGCCGGGTATCTGTCCGTCTCATCCATCAGGACAATTCGGATCGGACGGGACGCCAGGGACGCCGGAGAATTCGCGCCGGCCATTGTGATATGACCGCCAGGAAATTTCTTGTGAAGAATTGTATTCCCGGAATCCCTGGATTTTGAATCCTTCACTTTGTCCGTTAATGCCGGCGTGTCGCGGATCATCGGGGCCAGCCTGTCCTTCGAAAAGGCTTGCGCCATGTCAAGGGTAGGCTGAACAACCAGGATCGGCGCCGGATCGTAGTCAACATAATAACCGATCGTGTTCAAAATCAATTCTGTTTTTCCGACCTGGGCCGAAGACATGATAACCACTTCTTCACACGCCGGATCGTTTACCGCGTCCAGAATTTCGCGCTGATATGGTGCGCGGTCTGTGTTCCACTGTCCGGGTTCCGCGGCGGACTCTGCTGAAAGTTTTCTGTACCGGTCGGCCCACTGGCTAACTGTCAGGATCGGGGGCGGCGCCACAATCTGGGCGATCTCGCGGAACAGTTTCACCGTTTTAAAGTCGATTTGAAGGTCAGATTTGTTCATCGTCTTCACCTTCCACGTATTCGTCACTATAAAAATCAGCCGGATTGTAGTCTTTTAATTCGTTCAGCGCTTCCGTGACTTCCGACGTCAGGCGTTCCTTGATGTAACCGGCGTCGCGATCTTCCAGGACTGGGGCGACTTTGGCCGGAATGTTCATCATTCTTGTTTTGAAGGACGATAACATATCGGTCATAACATGGCGAACGTCGTCCGCCTTGTGAAGTTCTCCCTTCATGGTCTGCAATTTCATTTCTGAAATATGGCGTTTGACTCTTTCGTGAAGGGCTTTTTCTTCTTCGAAGTTCAGTTCACCGTCTGGATTGTCGCTGTCGTTGCTATCAACGGCCAGTTTCAGCGAAAGAATATAGTTCTTCAAGGAATCGACCAGGTTATAACGGCCCTTCGCCGCCCGGACAATGATTCCTTCTTCCGCCATCTGGCGGATCCTTCGGTCGGTGACTCCGAAAATATTCCCCAGGACGGCCGCTGATACGGTCAGGCTGTCTATATCCGTGACTTTCGCTGATTCTGTTTCCTGTTTTGCCATACCTGGCCCCCTTTCTGCCGCCCGAAACGGAAACGGCAACTTTCGTTATTTTTTTTCTGTATCTGGGAAGATTTTGGGCCTCGTAGACCCGCAACAAAATTTTGTCCGGCGGAAGAACCTAAAATTTTTTCGGGAATTTTTTTCAAAAAACCGTCATGGCCGGTCGCTCCGTTGGTCGCTCCCCTCTCTTGTCATATCTTACTATTGTGTCAAATGGTCGGCGGACGTCCGCTTTCATTATAGTGCGAACAAAAGGCTACACCGTCACTTGTCACGCGCCCGTTGTGTCAAGTACAGGGCAAAAAGAAAAAGAACTTCCCATTCTTCGCGCGTCTTCAAGGCGTGTCTGGGTGTTCTTTTATTTGCGGCCATGCTTGAAGGTCAGGCCCTTAATCAGTTTGTCTTTGTTGTCCTGATTGATACCAATGTACCGGAGTGTGACGCTTATGTCTGCGTGATTGAAGATCTCTTTCAGTGTCACGGCGTCGTGCGTCTGCTGGTACATATGATAGCCGAACGTCTTTCGTAAGGTGTGCGTTCCTATGCTGTCCAGGCCAAACTTCCGTCCGGCCGCCGATAATATGTTATAGGCTTGCTGGCGCGTGATTGCTTTGTTCTGATAGTTCGGGGAACGGAACAGATATTCAAAGTCACGCTTCCCGGAAATATATTCGTCGATAACTGGCCGCAACTCTGAATTTATCGGGAAACGCTTTTCCTTCCCGGTTTTCTTCTCTCGAATATAAACCGCGTCTTTCCCCTTTACATCGCGCACGCGAAATTTTAGGATGTCAGAAATTCGAAGGCCCGTATAAATTCCGAACATAAAAAGGGCGTAATCTCTTTCGTTGTTCGATTTCAGATAGTCGGCCAGATCCATA